GGGTGACGCTGCGCGGATTAGAAGAGCAACACAACCTGAGCCACACAAATGATCTGACGCTTCACGCGGTGAAGCAGTACGACATGTCTCTGAGGAAATACAAACACGAGAACGGGCTGCTCGATTTCACGGACATGCTCGAGCGGTACGACAGCGCACTGCCCGTCGACGTCTGCATCTTTGATGAGGCGCAAGACCTCTCGTCATTGCAATACAGGATGGCGATCAGGGCCGCGTCTGAGGCGTCTGAAGTTTACATCGCGGGTGACGACGATCAGGCGATCTTCGGCTGGGCGGGCGCGGACGTAAATAAATTCTTGAGCTTGAAGGGTGACGTCGTCGTCCTGCCACAGTCGTATCGAGTGCCACGATCGGTTCACAAAGTTGCACTGGGAATTCTTGAGCGCATCAAGCATCGCTACACCAAGCCATGGTCTCCGAAGATAGAGCTTGGGTCTGTCGAGCACATCGCCGACGAGGGCCAGATAAATTTTGATGCAGGGGGAACGTGGATGTGCCTCGCCCGATCGAAGTACATGCTCAACAGATTTCGCAAGGTCGCGCGCCAGCAGGGCTTCGCGTACAGCTACAACGGCGAGCACTCTCTCGAGACACAAGAGACGAGAGCGATTGTCACTTGGGAGAGCATCCGATCGGGCAAGAGGGTGTCGCTGTACGAGGCAAAGAACATGAAGCAGTTCCTGCCGTTCACCGTCACCCTTAAAAAGAAAGAGGACTACGGCGTCGAGGATTTTTCTTTGTCAGCCGGGTCAGGCGACTGGATGCAAGTCTTGCGTGGCATCGCACCAGAGGAGAGAGAGTATCTGCGATCGTGCCTGCGCAACGATCAGAAGTTCAACGACAAGCCGCGCATCTCGATCTCAACAATCCACCAGTCCAAAGGTGGCGAAGCTGACAACGTCGTCCTGCTGACAGATGTCGGAAAATTGAGTTACGAAAACAGTCACACAGACGAGGAGAACCGCGTCTGGTACGTCGCGGCGACCCGCGCTCGAGAGAACCTTTTCGTTGTCCAGCCGAGGAGCCTCCGGCACTATTCACTGTAAGTCATTGTTTTATAAGGAAAAGAAAGTGCTTTTCTTTCCTGACAATACGGTTGATAATTCTCTTGTCAGCGAGGTTGCTGACTTCAGAAAGGAATTCAAGAAATGACCAGCTTCAAAGTTTTTCAGATCCGCCTGTCCGACGAAGATTACGACAAGATCCATGACCATGTGTCGGTGCCGAAGAACAAGGCACGCATCGAAATCCATGTCGCGACTTATGAAGACAAAGACATTAGCAGCTTAGTTCGCGAGGCACTCGATCGTGGCTTCTACGATCACGTCGCCGACATCGAAGCTGCTGATCTCGACGATGCGTTTCGCGTTGGCAACGTCGGCCCGGAAGAAGCGATCACGCGCCACGCGCAAATGCACAGCATCTCGGTCGGCGATGTCATCGAAGATCCCGATACTGATTTCAAGATGCACTGGGTCGTCCTGCCAACCGGCTTCGCCCCTGTTTCATTCAACAGGGAGGCTGCGTAGTGACTACTTTCAAAATCACTCAGTACTGCGGAGAGTGCGACGGCTACGGAAAGGTAGCCGATCGCAACCCGATCAATCCTGGCCACAGCCTCGTTGACTGCGCCGATTGCGACGGCACAGGCGACAAATCCCACGAAGAAGAGTACGACTCAATCACCGACGCGCAAGACGACTACCCTCGCGCTCGGTTCACTTACATCTAAGAAAGGAACCAACCAGTGAAATTATTATCTTTAGCGATTCTTTCTGTATGCCTTATTGGGTGTGCAGACAAGGCTCAAAATATAACTCTCAAGACAGACCAAGAGATCGAGGTCATGAGCCGCCACGAGGTCATCAACGCGATCGAGGACTGCAAGGCAGTCAACCTCCGGCCTGTCATGATCTATAGTAGGCTACGGATCAACGGCCACAAGACACCCGTGATCATCGACATAACCTGTGCACCGAGGAGCAGTTGATGCTGAAAATTTACCTTGCTGCGCCATTTGAGAACGATGCGCAGGTCTCCACAATCGAAGCTGTCGAGAACGAGTTCGACAAGTACGGCTTCGATTACTTCTCGCCTCGCAAGAGCGGGGTCGTGCCACACCTATCCCTTGAGGGCAGGACGACCGAATCGAAGCGCGCAGCCAACTGGCGGCTGATGCAATCGAATGTGATTTTCACGATCGTCGATCTCAGCTTCTCGCCAATCGAAGCGGCTTACGAGTTGGGCTATTTCCAAGCCCTGGCGGAACATTTCAAATACAAGACAGAGCGCCAAGCCGAAGACTTCAAACGATACTCCGTCTTGTACTCGAAGTCTGGTGACACGATGCTCACGGAGGCCGTCGACGCTCACCTGTCTTGCGAGAGTGATCTCATAGATTTTTGCGGGATCATGGCTGGCAATTGGGATGCGCCACGGGGACACGAGAACGACCCAGAGTGGCGACACAACAAAAGTCGCCGCGATAGAATTTTCAGGCAGTTCCAATCGGCTCAGGGGAGATCATAAAATGGCACTAGGGCCAAAAAAAGTTTGGAACTCGAAAGAGGTCGAATCGATAAGGCAAGACAAGAAGACCATGACTGTGACACAGCTGATGAAAAAATATCATCTCCGCAGAGCGCAGATCGCCTACGCGCTTTACTACTACATCGACACCAGTGGCAGTCCGTCAGAGGAGGAAGGCATTCGCGGAAGGATAAAAAGGCTTTTTGGTTCTTCTAATAAGCAGTAAGATTTTCTAGTTATCAGAAAGGAATTACGAATGAACATCTTCTACCTACACCCAGACCCGAAGACTGCCGCTCAAATGCACTGCGACAAGCACTGCGTAAAGATGATTTTGGAGACGGCGCAGCTGCTGTCCACCGCTCACCGCGAGCTGGACGGCGACGAGCTTGCAGACCGTCGAGGACTGTACAAGTCCACCCACAGAAACCACCCGAGCGCGGTTTGGGCACGATCCAACAGAGAGAACTACGACTGGCTCGTTGGCCTGTTCAAGGGCTTGCTGGAGGAATACACGACACGCTACGGCAAGCGCCATGCCTCGAGCAAAATCCTGCTGCCAATCAGCCTGTCTCCACTCAACCTGAAGTCGGGTGAGTTTTCGCCGCCACCCCAGTGCATGCCCGAGGAGTACAAGTGCGCATCGACCACGGCTGCTTACCGTAAATACTATCTCGGCGAGAAGATGGGCTTCGCCGTCTGGAAACTGGGTGCACCCGCCTGGGCGCTAAACCTGACTTCTGCGTAAAAGTCAGCCGGAAACTAGTTGAGCGGCCCGTAATTAGTTTCCGGCCATGTTTTTTGGGAGTTTTCTGCCGTTCTTGGCCGGAAACCAAAGCCTTGGCCGGAAACCTATGGCCTTGGCCGGAAACTAGTTTCGGGCCACAATTTGGAAAATTGGGAGAAAAGAAATGCCGAAAGAACACATTCACCTCTACGCCACTCGCCAAAGTTACGACAAGGAAACCGACATGATAACCGCGCTCTGCGACTGCGGTTCGAAGACAAAAGTGGCGAGGCTCGCAAAAGACAGGACTATCACTGCCTGGAGTGCCTATCCTGACAAGGTCGATAAAGTTGTCAAAATCCCTGTAGACCAAGATCGGTTCGAGGGCGACACGATGGACGAGACCGATGGACGTTAGGATCAGCGGAAACGACATCGAGATCGACGGCGAGAAGGTCGCTCGCATTTTTGACATCCGGGCAACTCTCTTATCGAAATTGGAAGAGGCAGTTGAGCAAGCCTCACGAGATCTGGACGCGGAATTCAAGGAAGAGGAAGAGGTCAACTATGAGTCGGGAAAGTCACAAGGGTTTGCCGAAGGCAAGGAACACGCGGAATCGCAATTGAAAGATGCTCATGAACAGGACTGAATGCCTTGAGGCTGCTGCGGCTGCTGTGGCTGACCGCGAGGGCAAGTACGGTACGCCAAAGGAAAACCACACCCGCACAGCTGCCCTGTGGAGCGTGATCCTTGGAGTAGAGGTGACTGCCGCTCAGGTGTGCATGTGCAACGTGGCTCAGAAGGTATCTCGGCTGTGCTGCGACCCGACGCACGAGGACAGCTGGGTTGATGTCGCTGGCTTTGCAGCGAACGGCGTGGAGGTTGTTTCCAAATGATAGTATTCGACACTGAGACCACCGGACTGCCCAAGGCAGAGGGGTCATCCCTAGACCAGCAGCCGAAGATCATCGAGTTCGGGGCGGTCAAGCTCGACGAAGACCTCAAGGAGATCGACAGGCTAGAGTTCTTCTGCAATCCGGGCCACGAGCTGCCACCCATCATCACCAAGATAACTGGCATCACAGACGACAAGCTGAAGGACGAGAAGCCATTCGTCGCCTACTACCAGCAGGTCTGTGAGTTCTTCTTGGGCGAGAAGACCCTCGTCGCTCACAACTTGCCGTTCGACCGGAAGATTGTGAAGTTCGAGCTTGAGCGTATCGACAAGCTGACTAAGTTCCCGTGGCCATACGAGCACATCTGCACAGTCGAGGTTGGAGAGAGTGTGTGGGGCAAGAAGCGCAAGCTGGGTGACATTTACGAGGAGGTCACCGGCTTACACATGAAGGGCGCGCACCGCGCAACCGCAGATGTTGAGGCTCTGATCGAGGTTGTGAAGTGGTACAAGAAAGAAGGACACATTGCTTAGTCTCCGCACCCGGACAGAGTATTGCTTCCGCAAGGCGTATGGCCCTCTGGCTTCGATCGTAAGTCAATGCAGTGGCGATGCGATCGGCATCGCTGACACTGGCACTTGGGGCCACGTCGCCTTCGGCAAGGCTTGCAGGGCTGCGGGCAAGAAGGCGATCTTGGGTGTTGAGATCCCGGTCGTCGAGGACGCCACCGATCGGTCGAGGCAACCAGCCAACACGATGTGCTTTCTGGCCAGGGACAACGAGGGTCTCAAAGAAATCTATGGCCTCGTGACGACGAGCAGCAGCAAAGAGAATTTCTATTACACCCCGCGCCTGAGCTACACCGATCTTTTTGATATCTCTGACAACGTCATAATTTTTTCCGGCACGCACCCTGTCTGGGGGATGCTGCCGCTGGCCAAGAGAGACACCCTCTACATCGAGCTGAACCCGATGAGCACGCGGAAGGCTCTCGAGTTCGCAGAGAAGAAGGGCTTCAAGACAGTCGCCACCAGCGACAATCACTACCCTCGCGTAACCGACAAGAAGGCTTACGAGGTTCTGGTTGGCAGAGATCGGCAGGACCGCACCGCACCGATGCACATCCTGAACGAGTGGGAGTGGCGGGAGGCCGTGCCCTGGGGTCCGCAGGAGGCGATCGACAACACCTACAAGATCGCAGAGATGTGTAGCGCGGAGCTGCCTGTCGCGCAGATGGTCTCGTTCAAGAGCGACAAGTCTCTGCGCCAACTGTGCGAGGACGGCGCGCCGCACCGAGGCATCGACCTCGAGGACGAGGTCTACGCCGCCCGGCTCAAGCGAGAGCTGGACACGATCGCGAGCAAGGAGTTCGAGGACTACTTCTTTGTCATCGCCGACATGATCGCCTATGCCAAGAGGCACATGATGGTGGGGCCAGCCCGTGGCTCGTCCGCTGGCTCTCTGGTCTGCTACCTGACCGGCATAACGGATGTCGACCCGATAAAGCACAACCTGCTGTTTGAGCGGTTCATCGACATCAGCCGGGCGGACCTCCCAGACATCGACATCGATTTCCAAGACGACCGTCGCGAGATGGTGTTCGAGTATCTGCGAGAGAAGTATGGCGCGGAGAAGGTCGCTCACCTGGGGACTGTGTCTCGCTACAAAGCCAAGAGTACGATCGCCGAGGTCGCCAAGTCGCTTGGAGTGCCAGCCTGGGCCGTCAACGACCTCAAGGGCGCGATCATCGAGCGCAGTGGCGGCGACCCTCGATCAAATTTATGCATCCTCGACACACTCAACGACCTCGACGTTGGCAAGAAGGTCTTGGAAAAATACCCGCAGATGAGGGTGGCCGCTGAGTTGGAGAACCACGCGAGGCACAGTGGGGTCCACGCCGCTGGCATTCTGGTCACCGAGGAGCCTGTCAGCAGCTACTGCTCGGTCTCTGCTGCGAACGGCGCAGCGCAAATCAACAAGAAGGATGCCGAGGATCTGAACCTCCTCAAGATCGATGCCCTGGGGCTGCGGACGCTTTCTGTTTTGCAGGACGTACTTGATCAGGTTGGCTGGTCACGGGATCAGCTGCTCAACTATCAGCTCGAGGACGAGGCTGCATTCGCAGTTCTGAATGATGAGCGGTACGCCGGGATATTCCAGTTCGAGGGGTACGCCCTCCAGTCTGTGACCCGGCAGATGAAGGTCCACAAGTTCGAGGACATTGCTGCGATCACCGCCCTGGGTCGCCCCGGCCCGTTGAATTCAGGCGGCACCACCCAGTTCATAAGGCGGCACACCGGAGCCGCACCAGTCGAGTACCTGCACCCGCTAACAGAAGAGATAACAAAAGTGACGCACGGCGTCGTCGTCTACCAAGAGCAGGTGATGACGATTGGCAGAGACATTGGGAAGATGAGTTGGGAGGATGTCTCCTCGCTGCGCAAGGCGATGAGCCGATCGCTGGGAAAAGATTTCTTCGACACCTATTTTGAGAAGTTCAAAAAAGGGGCAAGCGACAATGGTATCGACGAGGACGAGGCCCGGAACATTTGGGACCACATCAATACCATGGGTAGTTGGGCATTCAATCGGTCTCACGCTGTTAGCTATGGTCTTGTCAGTTATTGGTGCTGCGTTCTTAAATCTAAGTTTCCTCTGGAGTTTGCTGCTGCTTGTCTGCGCAATGTCAAAGATGA